AAATAAAACTTTGTTTTTGGAATCTGTCTTTCTTGGATTACCTATTCCATTTATGTTTTTTGCAGATTGTGATAACGGTAAACAAGAAGTAATTGACGGAGCTCAACGTATGCAAACACTTGTTGAGTTTTACAACAACCAATTACAACTCAGTGGCTTAAAGAAACTGACAAAACTCAACGGTTTTTATTTTAAAGATTTATCTGACACTCAACAACGTAAATTCTTGAATAAGGCTTTAAGAATTATTATTTTAGAAGAAGATACTCCTACAGCAGCTAGACAAGATTTATTCTACAGAATCAATACAACTGAAATTTAGCGGAGATACAGCCATGTGGAAAAAAACAAACCCGGGCACGGAATACGTAATAGCAGCCATGCGCCGGATAGCTGCGGAAAGGGGAAAAGAATGTCATGCTACTACGACAACGGGACAGGTTGGTGTAACGGGCAAAAGAAAGCTAGAGGTGGCTACTATAGGATCTGCTGGGGATGCTCTAAGCTTGTAACCAAGAAAAAAGAAGAAAAACCAGTAAAAGACAGAGCAAAGAGAAGTTTGTTAAAAGACCGGGACGAGATTGTAAAACGCCTCAAACGGAGTGGCTATAATTTGTCTACGATATATCTGACAGCAAAAAAAGAAGAAGGAGATTAGATGAGGACAAGAGAAGCTAAGTTATCTGACTACAACGTGCCAAAAGAGGACGAATCACAACTTGACCTATATTGCAGGAGTCCGGATCCTGAGATAAAAATCATACTATTTGGCTGTGCGATATCAAAAGCGCCAGGGCTTGAAATCCAAACGTATGATAGCTTGGTGACTGGAGACGGATATTATACGCTGATCCGGCGTGGGAGAGATATTCCGGCAAAGGCAGATGACTTTTATGGATACCGGAGGAAAGTAAAAGCAGAATTTTACCACAGACTTAAGCTTTTTGGCTTTTGGAAGTATAAAAGGAGCTAGACAATGACACAAAAAAATAAGTGGTGGACACCAGCCAAGATGTTACCGCCACTTACCTGATCTGCTTAGGTCCATTGTATCAGACCTTTGCAGATTCTGCAAGAGGGAGGATTACTATGGGCCAGAATATCAAAAGAGAAATCGTTGATAACATCATTGTTGCAATGTCGATTTACATTTCTGATTCGGACACACTTGCAATCCTGGATAGTGTAGTATCGAGTGAGCTTACAAAGGTAAATGTGCAGGAAATCACATCTCTTCCAGCGGAGTGGAAAACAGATGTAGAAAAAAGAAACCGCTATTTACTGGAACTTTTTAAGATCAAAAAGCGCGGGCTCAGTCCTGCGACAATCAGCGGATATATCCGATCTGTAAAAAGGTTATCTGACATGATGGGGAAGTCGTTGGACAGTGTAGATACATTTGATGTGGAGTGGTATTTGGCACAGTACGAGAAACGCCCAGGAACAAAAAGTGAAAAGGTACAGGACAGCACATACAATAACGAGCGCCGATTCCTTTCGGCTTTTTACACATGGATGCGAAAATCAAAACTCATTGATGAAAATCCTGTGGAAGCAACGGAAGCGAAAAAGATTGCGCTAAAGCCAATTGATTACTTTAGCCGGTCGGAGATTATCCAGATGCGTGACGCTTGCCGCACAAAAAGAGAGCGTGCGATCATTGAGGTATTCCGCAGCACCGGAGCGCGGGTTGGAGAAATTGCAGAGATCAGAACCGACCAGATCAACACAGAAACGGGAGATATACTCATCATCCAATCAAAAGCAAACAGGGCAAGACATTTGAGAAGTTCGTGCAGCAGCTTATGGATTTGGGCTATGAAGTTCAGTACCGAGAGCTGATCGCAGCAGACTACGGTGCACCGACCATGCGGAAACGTTTCTTTCTGATCGCCAGATGTGACGGAAATCCCATCGTATGGCCAAAGCCTACACACGGACCGGCGGACAGTGCAAAGGTGAAAGCCGGATTACTTAAGCCATATGTGGGAGCATATACGCAGCTTGACTTTTCGCTTCCTTGCCCGTCCATTTTCGATACATCGGAAGAAATCAAAAAGAAATACGGAATCCGGGCAGTGCGCCCGCTTGCCAGAAAAACAATGGATCGAATCGCCAGAGGGGTGAAAAAGTTCGTGCTGGATAATCCGGATCCATTCGTCATAGAGGACGAATCAGAGGACATAAAAATGCCGATTCTGATTCAATACCATTCCGAGACAACGAAAGACGAAGTCCGCGGGCAGGGCATCGAAGCCCCGATCATGACTGTGGACAGTTCGAACCGGTACGGTCTTGTGACATCCTTTATCAGCAAGTTTTATAAAAGCGGCACGGGACAGGATATGCGGGAGCCGCTGCATACGATCACGGCGGGAGACGGTCATTTTGGAGAAGTGAGAGCGTTTTTAACGAAATATTATGGGTCCGGCACCGGACAGGATATAAAAGAGCCGCTTGATACGATCACAGCGCAGGATAGATTTGGCCTTGTAACTATATACGGCACTGAATACCAGATTGTTGATATTGGATTGCGGATGCTTGAGCCGAAGGAGTTGTATGGGTGCCAGGGATTTCCGGAAGACTACATAATCGACCGTGACTGCGAAGGGAAGGTATACCCCCGGGCCGAACAGGTGAAGAGATGTGGAAATGCAGTATGCCCACCAATACCAACGGCACTGGTGAGAGCAAACTTAAAGGAGTTGTGTATTGCGAAACGGTTGCCAAACTGCCGTTCGGATCGCTTGAAAGAAGAGACAGGCGGGCAGTTACGATTTGCATAAGGAGGTCATGGTAAATGGGTAGATTGATAGATGCAGATGAAATGATTAAAAAGCTACAAGAATGGAATACGCAAGACGATATGGATAAGGCTTTATATAGTTTTGCGTTGCATAGGATTATAGAACAATCGACCGCCTACGATGTGGATGCAGTTGTGCGACAGTTGGAAAAGAAAATGGCGAAAGCCAGAGAAAAAGAGCCGGAAAATACATCAAAATATTTTGAGGGTGAAGCAGATGGTTTTGAAATTGCAATAAAAATTGTGAAAGGCGGAGGAGTAAATTAAGATTTAACGGCAATCAGAAAGGCGTATTATCACAAAAATGGTGATACGTCTTTTTTTGAATCGAAATAAAATGAAAATAGGGTGATAGTATGAACCTTAACCAGATACAAAGAAAGCTGCAAAGAGCGTTGCTTACAAAGCGGTTTGTAACAAAGATAGGCACGAACCAGTTTTACAGCGCAGACCAGAACCGGATGATAACCATGTATAGCGTGAGCACACCTACACTGCAATACGTGCGGGATAAGTGGAAGACAAAGGACTATGAGATCATTCGGACGGCATCACAGGTGGATGTTGTTATGGTACTGAAAGAGATGTGGGAAGCGCTGGAGGACTGGAAGTAATGACGGGACGGTGAGTAAATGGGTGAGCTTACGCCGAAGCGGGAAGCGTTCGCGAAAAACTTCATAGAAAACGGCGGGAATGCAACTGATGCGGCGAGAAAAGCTGGATATAAGAAGCCAGAACAGGAAGGATGCAGACTGTTGAAGAATGCTGATGTTTTGGCCTATATAGCGGACAAACAGGCAGAACTTGATAGGCGCAACGGTACTGACACCATGTCTCTTGCTGATATCCAGAAGCGCCGCGCCATGATCGCACGGGGGGAAGTAAAGGATTCGTTTGGATTTGCCCCGGCGTTTTCCGAACAGCTTAAAGCCATGTCTGATTTGGAGAAAGCTATAGCCGTAAAAGAGGAAAAAGAAGCGCAGCAGAAGGCAGAAGAGGAAGCCAGAACGGCAAAAGAATATCATATTGATCTTGATGTGGTGGCAGATGTATTCCACCCGATGATTCGCGATATCCGGCGCGGCATGCATACGGAATATGTGCTTCCAGGCGGGCGAGGATCTTCGAAATCGTCTTGTATATCATGCATTATCCCGGAGCTGATAAAAAAGCATCCTGATATGCACGCGCTTGTGCTGCGAAAAGTCGGTAACACTATAAAAGATTCTGTGTATGCGCAGCTGCAATGGGCTATCTCAAAGCTTGGCCTTGATGCAGAGTTTAAATTCAAACAATCTCCCTTTGAGATCACATACAAACCTACCGGGCAAAAGATCTATTTTCGAGGTGCAGATGACCCGATTAAGATCAAATCGATTAAACCGAAGTTTGGATATATCGGTATCGTATGGTTTGAAGAGTTGGACCAGTTCGCCGGACCCGAAGAGGTCAGAAGCATCCAGCAGTCCGCTATACGTGGCGGTGATAAGGCGTATAAGTTTAAGTCATTTAACCCACCGAGAAGCAAGATCAACTGGGCCAATAAATATACTGTAGAGGCAGAGTTTAAAAACGCAAGTGCCGTTGTTATGCGAAGTACATATAAAGATGTCCCTGCTGACTGGCTGGGCGAGGAGTTCCTTAACGATGCAGAACATCTAAAAGAGGTTAATCCGAGTGCATACGAAAATGAGTATATGGGAGAAGCAAACGGAAACGGTGGCAATGTCTTTGAATTTATCGAAGAGCGCACTATCACAGATGAAGAAATTAAAATTATGGATCGCATATATCAAGGCGTTGACTGGGGATGGTACCCAGACAAATATGCTTTTGTAAGGATATATTACGATTCGGCGCGTGAAACCATATACTTTATAGACGAGATTTGTGAAAACAAGAAAAAGAACAGCTGGACAGCCGCCGAAATCAAACGGCGCAAATATGACGACTATGTTATAACATGCGATAGTGCAGAGCCAAAATCTGTTGAGGATTACAGAGATTCAGGGCTACCAGCCAGAGCAGCACATAAAGGACCTGGCAGCATTGAGTACTCAATGAAGTGGTTACAAGGGAAAAAATTTGTCATGGATCCGAACCGAACGCCGAACACTTGCAAGGAATTTAAAGAGTATGAGTACGAGCGAGACAAGGACGGCAACATCATAAGCGGCTATCCAGACAAAAATAACCATCTCATTGATGCGGCCCGTTACGCTACGGAATCGCTGTGGGAGAGACGGGGGAATAGTGCATAATGGGTATATTATCAACGGTAAAAAGGTGGATTAATATGATATTTAAGCGGCAGGCAGAAAAGGCTTTTAATGTTCAATCTATTGTATCACCAGACATGGAAAAGGCCATAAATCAATGCGCAGATGTCTACCACGGCAATCCGGAGTGGCTGGATGATGAAGAAGGCATAAAAACAATTAATTTTGCAAAAGCCCTTTGTTCAGAGACGGCCCGCCTGGTAACCTTGGGTATCGGTATACATTTGGAAGGCAGTGCCCGGGCAGAGTGGTTGCAGCAGCAGATAGATTTGATTTATTCTAAGCTTCGTGACTGGGTGGAGTACGGATGCGCTTACGGCACTGTGTTTTTAAAGCCAAACGGCACAAACCTAGACGTTTTTACTCCTGCGGATGTCTTACTGGTAGACTATGACAACCTGGGAGTACGGGAGATTATATTTAAAGATACTTATCAGTCTGGGAAAAAGTGGTACACCAGGTTAGAACATCATCGCTTTGTTGAGACAGAGATGGACGGTGCAATGTTGCGCCCGTACTATATCAGCAATCGGGCATATGTTTCAAAATCAACGGACAGTATAGGAGATCCGATACCGCTAACACAGACTAAATGGGCGGACATGGCAGCAGACACGCCGCCAATCCTTAAGGCGTCAGGAGAGCCACTTGATAAGCCTATGTTTGGCATCTTGCGCACACCGCAAGCCAATAACGTAGACATATCTTCTCCTATGGGACTTCCAATCTTCAGAGAAGCACTGGAAGAGTTGAAAGACCTTGATATAGCATACAGCCGGAATGCGGGTGAGATTTTTGACAGTCAGAAAATCATACTGGCGGATGATCGATTACTGTATGAAAGTGGAAAAAACATTAAGCACAGAGGCCCTGCAGATGTGAAGGGACTTCCGCACTATGTTAAAAATGTGTTTGGCAACGATCAAAAAGAGTTTTATCAGGAGATCAACCCTCAGCTTAATACGGATACCAGAGTAAAAGGCATCAACAATCTGTTAAGTCAGATAGGATACAAGGCCGGATTTGCAAATGGGTACTTTGTATTTAACCAGTCATCGGGTATCCAGACGGCTACAGGAGTGGAAGCAGATCAGCAGCGTACCGTACAATTCATTAAGGACGTGCGTGATCAGCTGGAGTCATGCCTGGATGATACACTATATGCGCTTAACGTGTATGCGGACCTGTATGGCCTGGCACCTGTCGGTACATATGATGTGACCTATGATTTTGGTGATATCCTTTATGACCGCGAAGCAGATCGCAGCCGCTGGTGGCAGTACGTAATGCAAGGAAAGGTCCCGGCGTGGTTATACTTTACAAAATTCGAGGGCATGACGAAAGATGAGGCGGTATCAATGACAAAAGAAGCAGAAAATACACAAGCAAAAGGATTATTTGATGATGAATAAAAAAGAGGGATTTATTTTCCCTCTGAATAAGATTTTAAATAATCAGATATTAATTTTTCAAGAATAGATGCTACGGAACGCTTTTCTTTAATTGCAAGAATTTTAATTTGTTCCAATAAATTTTCATCTATGGTAGTCGTAAATTTAATTTTACTCATTATGGCACCTCCTTTAATATGAATATACCATAAATACGTATAGACGTAAAGAATAAAATATGCTACAATATACGTGAATAAGTGCATACGTATAAACGGAGAACATGATATGAAAAATCAGATAAGATTACATCTTGAAGGTGAAAGATATGGAAAGCTTGTAGTTATGGAAGAAGCCGAACCAATTTATAGTAAAACAGGCAAAATGATTCGGAGATGGAAATGTAAATGTGATTGTGGAAATATCACAATCGTTAGGCATGGCGATTTAAGAAATGGAAGTACTTTAAGCTGTGGCTGTTATAACTATGAAAAAGAATCGGCGGCGAAAACCCACGGATATTCTCGTACAAAACTTGGAAAAGTTTTTGAGGGAATGAAGCAGAGATGCAATAATCCCCAAAATAAAGACTATGAAAAGTATGGAGGAAGAGGAATAAAAATCTGTACGGAATGGTTAAATGATCCGAAAAAGTTCTTTGACTGGGCTATAAAAAATGGATATAAAGAGGGCTTGTCTATCGACAGAATAGACGTAAATGGAAATTATGAACCAGATAATTGCCGCTGGGCGGACAACGAAACCCAATGTCTAAACCAGGGACTAAGAAAAGACAATAAGACAGGATATAAGGGCATTTATTATAGTGAGGGAGCGTATAGGGTGCAAATTAGAAGAAACAAGAAGAGATATTACTTTGGATCATATAAAACATTACCTGAGGCAGTAAAAGCTTTAGGAGACGCAAAGGCTATGGTTGAGGAAGCCCAGCCAGATGAAAAGAGGCTGTTTGATGAAGAGTAGGTGAAAGACCATGCTGACACCAGATTATCTAAAAAGGGTAGCAGAGGGCAGTGAAGCTATAGCATCATCACTGCATAATTATATCATTGGACGACTCATAGAAGCAGTCATGATTCGTTTGGGGCGTGGAGAAGACTATTTATTTACATCCTCAGACCGCTGGCGTATCCAGGTGCTACAAGACGCTGGTTATCTTTTACAGGATATCATGCAGGAGATTGCACAGCACACACACTTACAGAAAAAAGAGATAGCCGAGGCGATGGAAGAGGCAGAGATAAAAGCGGTTAAGTATGACAACTCTGTGTATGCTTCGGCCGGGATTACAGAGGAAGCATTGGAACTATCTCCTGTAATTACGCGGATCTTGCAAAGAGATTACGAAGCGACTGTAGGTGAGTGGTCAAACATGACAAGGACAACCGCAGAAGCCGCGCAGAGCCTTTTTATAAGCGAGTGCGATAACGCTTATCATAAAGTTATGACCGGCGCTGTATCATACACACAGGCAGTAAGAGAAGCGGTTGACATTATCGCTCAGAATGGCGTAACTGTGAAATACCCAACGGGCCATAGAGACACGATTGAGACGGCCACGGCGCGAGCGGTTCGCACCGGAATCGCCCAGGCGGCCGGTGATATATCTATGGAGCGCATGAAGGAACAGGAGTGGGATATAATCCTTGTGTCGGCACATATTGGGGCGCGAACGGGAGACGGCGGGCAGAATCCAGGTAACCATTTGTGGTGGCAAGGACAGTTTTACAGCCGGACGGGGCAAGATAAACGATACCCGCCATTTTCTGTGACTGGATACGGGACAGGCGAAGGGTTAAGTGGCTGGAACTGCCGCCACAGCTTTGGACCCGGTGACGGGGTAAACAACCCGTATAAGGATATAGAGACAGAGGATAATGTGAGGCTGGAAAAGTTAGAGCAGAGGCAGCGAGCATTAGAGCGAAGAATCAGAAAGACAAAGCAAATGGTTATGGGCTTGCAAACGGCTGTAGACACCTGCAATGATGATGCACTGAGGATAGAGCTACAAGAGGAGTTAGATCGAAAGTCATATCTTTTACAGAGGCAGAACCGGGCGTACAATGATTTTTGCAAAGCCAATGACTTACGCCTACTGGATGACCGCCTCAGAATTGCCAAATGGGGAAGAGAACAGGCGGCAAAGGCGCGAGGAGCGGCAAAAAGATATGCGTATTTGAAGAAAGGATAATGCTATGAAATATGATGTTGAGTGGGAGTATTACAATCCGAATCCAGCCGGTAAGCGCGTAGGTGACTGCGTTATCCGGGCCATCTGTAAGGCAACAGGGCAGGACTGGGAAACGGTTTTCTCCGGCATCATGGTAAAGGCTTGTATGCTGTCGGATATGCCAAGTGCTAATTACGTATGGGGCGCATATCTAAAAGAAAAGGGATATCGACGGCATATGATAGACGATCATACCCAAAATATCTATACAGTAGCTGATTTTTGCACGGAGCATCAGCATGGGACGTACATACTTTGCATTGATGGCCATGTTGTTTGTGTGCAGGACGGCCATATATACGATACCTGGGATAGTGGAGGAGAAATTCCTATATATTACTGGGAGAAAGATCATAACTAAGGAGTATACGATGGAAATGATTATACAGTACATAACAGCAAACTGGGTATCATGGCTGCTTGGGCTTATATCAGTAGTACTTTCACGAGCATATCACAAATTGGCTAAACAGCTGAAGACGGAACGTGCTAGGACAAACGCTATTAATGCGGGAGTTCTGGCACTTCTCCATGATCGGCTTTATCAGGCTTGTACGTTTTATTTAAAAAGGAAATATTGTACCTTGGAAGACAGAGACAATCTTGAGTATATGTTTCGGCCATACAAGACACTTGGAGGTAATGGAACAGGTGAGGACCTTTATAACAGGTGCTTGGCTCTGCCATATGAACCGATAGAAAGTGAGGGGTAATAAATCTTATCTTGAAAGTGTATGATTTTACAGTACCGGAGCTGAACCGCTTCCGGCAACTTGCGAATTTTACACCAGAGGAAAGAGCTTTATTTGAATACCGAGCCGCAGGCGTGCCAATGGAGATCTGCGCAGAAAACATGAATGTGAGCTTATCCACTGCAAAGCGGATCAGCCGCCGGGTAAACACAAAAATAACACGTGTGCTACTTTATTAAGTCTTTGACGAACTGTCAGAGACTTATTTTTTTTGCAAAAATACAGGTATGGAAGACGAAATAGAAATACCTATAGTAACCGATTACCGTGACATTTTAAAGTTTTTGGAGGGAATTGAACATGGCAATATATCCAAATGCCCCCATGTATCAGCCATATCAGGCATACCAGGACAGAATTGCACAAATGAACCAATATCAGCCCACGCCACAACCTTTGTCAATACCAGCGCCAGCAAATAATCAGGGTATTTTATGGGTACAGGGCGAGACAGGCGCTAAGTCCTATCTTGTAGCACCGGGATCAAGTGTGCTGCTGATGGACAGTGAATCAGAGCGATTTTATATCAAATCTACGGACGTATCTGGGATGCCTCAGCCGCTTCGCATCTTTGAATATCATGAAATTAACGGTAAAATGCCGCAGAAGCGGCAAGAAAATGTTATGGCTGACATGTATGTAACTAGAGAAGAGTACCAAGATCTTTTTAACAAATATAACGAAATTTTAAATAGGCTCAACTCATTTTCTGCAAATGTGGAGCCTGGTGGAACCTCTGCCAAAACAGAAAACCGCAGAGTAAAAGGAGGTACAGCAAATGAGTAACCCACTATTTCAGATGCTTGGAAGGGCGCAGGGCAACGGCCCTATGCAAATGATGCAGCAGTTTATGCAGTTTAAACAAAGCTTTAAAGGGGATCCTAAAGCAGAAGTACAGAAGATGCTGCAATCTGGACGGATATCACAGGCACAACTTAATCAGGTGCAGCAGATGGCGCAGCAGTTCCAGAGCATGCTGCGTGGAATGAAGTAGTACATTATCCTGGCCAGGAATGTAAATAAAAATTAAAGGAGATATCAAAATGGATGGAAATTATAGCTTAGCCGATATTGCGGCAGCTACCGGAACCAATAACCGCAACAATGATGGCATGTGGGGCGGAGATGGCGCATGGTGGATCATTATCCTGTTCCTGTTTGTGTTCTGCGGATGGGGCAACGGCAATGGCTGGGGAAACGGCGGAGGTGGAGCAGCCGGAAGCGCATACACCGATTCTGCGATCCAGCGCGGCTTTGACAACCAGGCAGTTATCAGCAAACTGGACGGCCTGTCCAGCGGCCTGTGTGATGGCTTCTATGCCATGAATAACGGTATGCTTACCGGATTCAACGGCATCAATACAAACGTCATGCAGACTGGTTTCGGCATCCAGCAGGCTATTAATGCCGATACTGTAGCCAACATGCAGAACACTAACGCACTCCAGGCGCAGCTTGCTCAGTGTTGCTGCGAGACCCGGGAAGCAATCCAGGGTGTAAATTACAACATGGCGCAGAACACCTGTGCACTCCAGAACACCATGAACAACAACACCAGAGACATTATCGACAGCCAGAACGCCGGAACCAGAGCCATTCTGGACTACCTGTGCAACGAGAAGATTTCTTCCCTCCAGGCTGAAAACAATGATCTCAGACGTGCTGCATCTCAGGATCGTCAGAGTGCATTGCTTACTACCGCTATGTCAGCACAGACCCAGCAGCTCATTAATGCGATCAATCCGGCACCGATTCCGGCTTACCAGGTGCCGAACCCGAACGTATACTATGGCTGTAACACTGGATGCAACTGCTGACAACCTCATATCTGTATCTTCTGACCATTTTCCTGACATCGGCAATATGGTCAGATGTTCGGCCCAGAGCCGGTATTACGCAAATCGGCAGGCCCAGTCCTGCCTTTTTGCGATATGAAAAAGGAGAAAACAATATGGCTGAATATGTAGCTGTTGCCGCTCAGGAAGTGGCAGCGAATGGAAATGTAGTATATACCAACACAGCGGTAAAAGGGACCGCATGTGTGCAGCACCGGGAGGGCAGCGGAATAGTTACTCTCAGAGGAATGACGAACCAGTGTAAGGCCCGCTATTTTGTGAGCTTTTCCGCAAATATCGCAGTACCAACCGGAGGGACGGCGGGAGCAATTTCTCTTGCTGTTGCAATCGGCGGCGAACCAGTCTTATCCTCTCAGATGATATCCACACCGACCGCCGTAGAATCGTTTAATAATGTATCTGCCGGAATCTTTATTGATGTTCCGCGCGGATGCTGCTTTGATGTTGCGGTAGAGAATACCAGTACCCAGGCTATCACCGTGGCAAACGCAAATCTTGTGGTTACACGGGTAGCATAAGGAGGTGGGATGATGAGAGATGTTAAAGATTTATGTGCACGTATTGAAGATGAGATATCTAACATTGCTGAAAAAGGCCTCACCTCCGGCAATCTGGACACGGCTTTTAAGCTGATTGATATGTATAAAGACATTAAAAACACAGAGTATTGGGATAAAAAGGGTGAATATTATATGACCGTTTTGGAACAGATGCGTGTAGGTGACTACAGCGAGCGCCGCGGACGTGATAATATGGGGCGTTATAGCGCTTCTGATGGCCGAATGCCAGATTATGACCGCGGTTCATCCTATATGCGCCGCGGTGAGCATTATGTGCGTGGACATTACAGCCGGAGCGATGGTCGAGATGCTTATGATGATTACATGACGCAAAAGCAGAGCTATCGATCCGGCAAATCAGAGGACTGTAAGCGTAAGATGCTGGCCGCATTAGAGGAACATTTGGATGGACTTACAGCAGAAATCGGGGATATGTCAAAGGACGCAGAATGTCGCGAAGAGCGAGACCTTGTGAAGCGTTATGTTGATAAGCTTAGAGATATGCTGTAGATGTGTGGATAACTGACATACAGATAAGTGGTACACTAAAAATGTGCAGGATGATTGATTTTCTTATTATTTACACACACCTCCCGCGCACGTCCTTAATATAAACAGGGGGCTTTCCCTGGAGGTTGAAAAGCGGATGCGATTTCCGGCGTGCGCATTGCCAGATCAAAATTCAAGTGCTTTGACTGGCCTTGAATTTCCTCCTTTCACCTCGTAGCTGATAGGCTGTTAATGCGGCTTACGACCGCAGCGAGGATTCTGCTGCTCTAAGCAGAGTTTTTGTTTTCCACTTGCAAATGCCTGGTATGTAATCATGCCAGGCATTTTAGGACCGCTAGCTCAGATGGTCAGAGCGTCCGGCTCATAACCGGATGGTCCGGGGTTCAAATCCCTGGCGGTCCATTACCCCGCCCGTGGTCTATCGGGCTTAATCCACTACCTGCGGCGGCAGGTCAATAAACACGGCCAAGGAGGATACTATGCAGAAACTCATTGAAACACTCAAATCATTTGGTATTGACATTCCAGAAGATAAGCAGGCAGATGTAAAAAAGGCATTGTCTGAGCATTACAAGAATGCCGGAGAAGTTTCTAAAACACTGTCAAAGGTCGAAAATGAGCGTGATAATTGGAAGATCCGTGCAGAAACGGCAGAAGCTACACTCAAGAATTTTGACGGAATCGACCCGGAGAATATCAAAACAGAGCTTGCTACATGGAAACAGAAGGCAGAAAATGCAGAGAAAGACTTTAAAGACAAAATCTACGAAAGAGATTTTGCGGATTCACTCAAATCTGCGCTGGAGGAAGTTAAATTTTCTTCCGAGGCTGCTAAAAAGGCTGTAATGGCAGACATCAAAGCAGCTGGTCTTAAGCTTAAGGATGGAAAGATTCTGGGTCTTAATGATCTGCTGGATCAGATGAAGAAAGACGATGCATCTGCATTTGTTGATGAAAATCAGCAGACCGCTATGCAGAATCAGGCGAGATTTACAACGGGGATAACCCGCAATAATCATCCGGGTGGAAAGATGACCAAAAAAGAAATCATGGACATCAAAGATGCAAGCGAACGGCAGGCTGCAATTGCAAGCAACATGTCACTGTTTGAGTGATCGTTGTTAATCCAGTGATTTGACTGGCGCCCAAATTACGGGCAGAAAGGGCTTAACTTTTATGGCAAAAGCAAATCTTATAAAAACAGAAAATATTCAGGTACGCGCGAGAGAGGTGGATTTTGTAACCAGATTTGAACGTAACTGGGAGCACTTATCAGAAATCCTTGGCGTGCTGAGAATGATAAAGAAAGAGCCGGGATCAACTCTGAAATCCAAATATGCAACCGGAACTTTACAGAGCGGTAAGGTCGCAGAGGGAGAGGAAATTCCGTACTCCAAATTCGATGTAAAAGAAAAAGAGTATGCTGAAATGGATGTGGAGAAGTACGCAAAGGCTGTATCCATCGAGGCAATCAAGACTTATGGCTACGATGTGGCTGTAGAGCTGACAGACGAAGAGTTCCTCTTCCAGCTCCAGACGGATGTAACCGGAAGATTTTACACTTATCTTAAGACCGGTACCCTTACCTCTACCGAGAACACTTTCCAGATGGCTCTTGCTATGGCAAAAGGCCGCGTTGAGGACAAATTCAAAAACATGCATCGTTCCATTCCGAATGGTATTGCAGGCTTTGTAAACATCCTTGACGTATATGAGTATCTTGGCGCTGCAAATATCACTATTCAGAACCAGTTCGGATTCCAGTATATGAAAGATTTTATGGGATTTAATACTGTGTTCCTGCTGTCCGACAGCGAGATCCCGCGTGGCAAGGTAATCGCTACACCGGTAGACAACATTGTTCTTTACTATGTTGATCCGAGCGATTCAGACTTTGCACGTGCTGGGCTCTCCTATACAGTGTCCGGCGAAACCAATCTGATCGGCTTCCATACTCAGGGCAACTACAGCACTGCTGTATCTGAGGCATTCGCAATCATGGGTATGGTGCTGTTTGCTGAGTATCTGGATGCTATTTCTGTGATTACATTTGGGGCATCTCAGACTCTTGGCGATCTGACTGTACAGTCTACAGCTGGATCATCCAGCGGTACCACAAAGATTACTGTTAATCCGGAAAAGGGCAACGCTGGTAACGTCTATAAGTACAAAGTGGCATCTTCTGAGACCACTGTAGAGTATGGACAGAATGTGAAAAACTGGAGCGCATGGGACGGCAAGAGCGATATCACAGCGGCCAACGGCCAGGTTATCACTGTAGTTGAGTGCGACAGCACATATAAAGCGCTGAGCGCAGGTCATACGACTGTAACCGCACAGTAATGAGGAGGTTCCGGCATGGCATATGTAGATTATGAGTTTTACCAAAAATCATTTTTCGGCAATGTCGTGCCGGAATCTGATTTTATGAGGATGTCTGAGAGAGCAAGTGACTTTATTGACAGCTTGACATTTGACCGGTTGGCAGACGGATTACCGTCCGATGATCGGCAGCAGAAACGTATAAAAAAGGCGGTCTGTTCATTGGCTGAATTAATGTATCAGATTGAACTTGCTGAAAAGAATGCAATCAATCAGGCATCAGCAAGTGCGACCGACACAAATGCCGGTGGCAAATCAACAGGCATTGTAACATCTGTATCATCCGGCAGTGAATCCATCTCTTACGCAACGCCACAGCAGATTGGAGCGAGTGCAAAGGAATGGAGTGCGGTATATGCCGCCGCCGGAGATATACAGAAAACGAACGACTTACTCTTAAAGACAGCTTTACCGCTTCTGATGGGAGTAAGGACAGATGATGGAATGCCGATATTATATGCGGGGGTGTGAGCATGAAAGGATTTTTAAGAAAAATACTTTGCAAACATAAGAACAGCGAAGTGATCTGCTGGCACTGGACGCACGGACCAAATGGCAATGATATAAGATCTTTAGAAATCCAAAGAAAATGTACGGAATGTGGGAAATATTTCTTTACGCATATAAAAGGTCGGGATGAGTGTAACAGATTTGTTAGCCATTACCCAGAAAAGGAATGGTCTGACAAATGCAAACCCGTTTTATAAAGGAGTGTGATCATATGGACATTTCAACGCTTGGCTCATGTATAGCAATCGTTATGATTTGCTACATCGTGGGAATGGGCTGCAAAGCATCAAAAAGAATCTCTGATGAATGGATTCCGGTAATCATGGCAGTTATTGGCGGAATTCTCGGAGCAGTCGGAATGGGAATTATTCCAGATTTCCCGGCATCGGACTACATTACAGCGGTTGCTGTGGGAATGTTCAATGGACTGGCAGCCACAGGAGTGAACCAGGTATATAAGCAGAGCATAAATAAGTAATGGGTGGCCGCGGATCAGCAAGTGGTATGAGCGATAAGGGAAAGCCGTATGGAACAGAGTACGAAACGTTATATCAGGGTGGTAAATATTATGTATGACAAAACAGTGACGGTTTTTAACTACTATGAATCCTCGACAACCGGCAAGGTGTACTGGTATCCGCATGTCCTTCCTGGCGTTGATCTGATAACGGATCATGGCGCTATCTTAAAAAAATACGGTCCCGACAGCTCTGACAATGCTGTGCTGCATATATCTTACATTCCGGACGGTGACAATGTGATGGTACGGCAAAGCGGTGACAGCTTTATGCTATGGTTAGCACCAAAAGAGTGGAGTAGACAAGTCAATGATGACCTGCCAGAGCGCCTAACATTTGGACCAGATGACTTTTTTTGGCTTGGAGAATGGACGGGCGGAACGGTAACGGATGATGATTACCTTGGCGGATTTTATCAGTATATGAACACCCAAAGGGATAATGTTTATAAGGTCAGCAGTGTAGGTGGTCCGTATACCGTTATCCCTCATTTTGAAATTTTAGGTAAGTAAATGAGCTCAAAGACACGACATTTTAAGGGTTTTTCCGTTGTTGATGGGGATGTACACGTAAAGATAGGATATGACCGTTTTGAAGTGCAATACAGGCGGGCACAATACCATCTTGACGGCGCTGTCATGAACAGCATGGTACCCTTTATGCCAATGGTTACAAGCAGCTTTATAAACACAACCAGAGCCGCTAGTGCTGCGGAACAGGGAACTGGAAAAGTATTTGCTGCTTATGGCCCACAAGGCAGATACCTGTACGAGGGTAAAGTCATGGTGGACGAAAAGACTGGATCACCTCGGGCGAGGCGTGGAGCGCGGAAGGTACTTGTAAGTGAATACACTGGCAAGACAAATGTGCGAGAAAACATATCTTACACGCATCAGGCACATCCTAAAGCGCAAGATCACTGGTTTGATGCTGCAAAAGAAGCGGACGGAAAGACATGGATTAAAGACGTTAAACGCATAGCCGGAGGAGGAAAACATGGATAGTAAGCCAATCGGCATGGATGCCAGCGGGTATGAGATTTTGACACGTGCCGTTAAATCGCTTTTAAATCAATATCCAGGTCTTAAGGATGGTGAAATCATTAAATTTGAAGAGCTTACTAAAGACTCTGGATTAGCCTTTTCGGCTGATAACGGCGCATTGGTGTACGCCGAAACTGAAGACGTATGCGGCGGCAGGCATCAAAAGTGCCAGTACCCGTTTTATGTTGTATACCGGACGGCCTCAAATAAAGAGAGGCTAAAGCTTAGCGCCCAAGAGTTCCTCGACACTCTTGGGAAGTGGCTGTGCCATGAACCGGTAGTAATAAATGGTGCTCAAACGCGTCTTACGACTTTCCCGGCATTGTCAGAAGGCCGGGTTATAAAACGAATCACTCGCGATAACTCATACGGACTGGAGCCAAATGAAAACGCAGTACAGGATTGGGTACTGCCGGTAACAGTTCAGTATACAAATGACATAGAATTTTAACCATAGAAAGGAAATGATAGCATGATTGAACGTAAGTACTTGGCGCATTACATTGACGCAGCCTTTAGCACATCAACTCCGACTTATGTAAGAATCGGAAAAAACCTGGAAGAGTACAATGAAGAGCTGAACCCTGATGTTGAGGTTACTAAAAACATCTTAGGCGAACAGTCAGTGCAGCACTCAGGCTATGAAGTACAGTCAGATGTAGATCCTTTTTACTACGAAGATTATGACGATACCCTTAGCAACAAGATCATGGATCTGGCCAATACAAGAGCCACAGGCGATAAGTGCAAGACCACTATGGTTGATGTGCTGTTAAAGCCAGGATTAACCGAGGATGCTGCGCCTACTGTAGTATGGGCTTATAGAGAAGATGTTTACTTAATCCCGAACAGTGTAGGCGGCGATACATCCGGCATACAGACTCCATTTACTGTGTACAAAGCTGGAAACAGGGTTAAAGGTACATGGGATGTAAGCAAGAAAACATTCACACCATCAGATTTAGGTTAAAGGAGATTTAAATGGGAAAGCAGTTGGTACTGGATAACCGGGAGTGGATCGATATTGTTGACAGCAAAGGAAATGTGACAGGCGGATTTTACTGGAACCCTGCGGATCTGGATATAGTAAAACGCTATGAGAAAGTGGCAGCAGAATTTGAGAAAATACAGCTTCCAGAAGGGGAAGACATTGATAAGATGTATGCCATCTCAGATAAAGTAAAAGAGCAGTTTGATTATCTGTTAAATACCAATGCATCAGAAGCTCTGTTTGCCGGAGCTAATCCATTTACCCCACGTCCAGACGGAACTCTTTTATGTGAATATGTGTTAAGCGTTGTTGCAGGATTCATTGAAAAAGAGCTGGATGTTAGAGTACGGAAGACTAGTGCAAAGGTAAAGAAGTACACGGACAAGTATAAGAAATGATAGGTTATAATCTTCCAAAAGTAATAAATATCGAAGGCATTGATTACAATATCCAGTCGGACTTTCGGGTCATACTGGATATTCTCATAGCCTGCGAGGATCCGGATCTGAATGATTATGAAAAGCAGGATGCCATGTATCAGATCCTGTATGTGGATTCGGATACAATCCCTGTACACTGCTATGAAGAGGCATGCAAAAAGGCCGCTGATTTTATAGATGGTGGTCTGAATGATAAGCGAAGACCACAGAAAAAGGTCATTGACTGGCAGCATGATGCAGCTATCATTATGCCAGCTGTTAATAAAGTGGCTGGCAAAGAACTTCGTGCAGAGAAATACATGCACTGGTGGACATTCCTGGGATATTTCATGGAAGTGGAAGACGGTCTCTTTTCCCAGGTGTTATCGATCAGGCAAAAGAAAGCAAGACATAAAAAGCTGGAAAAATGGGAGAAGGAATTTGAAAAGGAAAATCTGGACCTGGTTAAGCTGCCGGTAGTCCAGAGTGAAGAGCAGAAACAGGAGATTGCAAACCTTGAAAAGTGGCTGTAAGGAGGTATGAGCGTGCAGGCAGACGGAACAATACTGATTGATACCACAATTTCGGAAGATGGCTTTAAAGCCGGATCTAAAGATATAGAACTTGCTGCCAAACGCATGGCAAAGACAGTCAGTGATATTGGAGATAAATCTAAGATAGCGCTTCAGAAACAGTTGGATTCCTTTTCAAAGTTAAATGCGCAGTATGCGGCACAGGAAAAACGGGTTGAAGCCCTGAAAAAGAAAATAGAAGAATTTAACTCCCAGAAGATCCCTACAGAAGAATATGCAGAGATCCAGAAGCAGATAGCAGAGACGGAAAAGAAACTCGCAGCATTAAATGAACGCCAGGAAAAATTTGTAAACACTGGAGGCAAAACGAACAGCAAAGCTTATGCTGGCATGCAATACGAAATTGAACAGCTGAAAAAGACCCTTGAGTACGCAAAGGCCGAAAAAGAAGATCTTGAAAAAAGTGGCGGTGCATTTACTTCTGGGGCGGATACACCTGCCGCTCAGAAGGCAGCAGCCCAGCTGGAAACAGAGCAACAGAAGCTTGCTGATGTCAATAACCGGGTGAATACGTCCTTTATGGCTCTTAAACAGAAGATACAGGAATATGGCGGAAGTCTGGCAGCGGCAAAAGGAGAAACTTCAGATTATGGAGGAACACTTGACAGAGTTAAACAGGGATTCCACTCTCTGGGCTTAGGTGTCAAAATGCTGTCTGGCGGGATACTGAAAACAGCAGCAAAAGGAATTAAAAACATAGCCTCCTTGGCGGCAAAGGCATCTGTAAGCCTTGGAAAACTGGTAGGTAAGCCGATCTTAAACGGGCTTGTAAAGATGACTACCGGTATGTTTGGAATCCATAAATCTGCGAATAAGACTACATTAAGCCTGAAAAATCTGGTTAAGTATGGCTTGGGTATCCGGACATTGTATGCACTGTTCGGCAAGATGAGAAGTGCTGTTGTTGAAGGTTTTAAGAACCTGGCGCAATATTCTGGATCAACCAATAAAGATATTTCCAGTCTGATGTCTTCCATGACACAGCTTAAGAACAGTTTTGCAACAGCATTTGCGCCCATATTATCTGCAGTAGCTCCGGCGCTTAATTACTTGATCGGACTGCTTAATACCGCAGTAACGGCCATTGCTCAGTTTATGGCAGCACTGACCGGAAAAAGCACAGTAGTAAAAGCTACAAAGGTACAGCAGGATTATGCTAAGTCTCTAAAAAAGACTGGAAGTGCTGCCAAGGAAGCAGAGGGAGAACTGGCCGCATTTGACAAATTAAATGTTAAGAAAGCAGATTCTTCTTCCGGAAGTGGTGGAGACGGTGGCGTATCCCCATCCCAGATGTTTGAGACTACACCTATTGAAAGTTCGATCAAGGGCATGGCTGATAAGATCCGCAGCCTGATCAAGGCCCAGGACTGGACCGGATTAGGCGCATATCTGGCTCAGGGGATCAATGCAGGTCTTCAGAAAGTCTATGATGCTATTAACTGGGATCATGTAGGACCAAAGATCACAGCTTTTGTAAATGCCTTTACACAGACATTTAACAGCCTGGTCAAAAATATTGACTGGGACTTAATGGGAAGGACGGTAGGCGCTGGTTTAAATACCCTTGTGAATACATTAAATCTTCTGGTTGATGGTATTGACTGGGTACAACTTGGAAGCAAGATTGCAGAGGGCTTTAACGGTTTTGTTGATGAAGTAAACTGGGAAAACCTGGGAAAGCTGTTTGTAGCAAAGTTTAATATTGTATTTCAAACATTATTAGGATTTGTAACAACCTTTGACTGGTCTAAAGCGGGAACTGCCTTGGGAAAAGGCATTAATGGAGCTATTGCAAATATTGACCTTAAAAGCTACGCACAAGCTATAAGCAGGCTTGCAAAAGGTATATGTGATGGTATCAGTGCGGCATTGATAGAAACAGACTGGCAAGAGGCCGGTGAAAAGATAGCCGAGGGACTTGCCACTATAGACTATGCAGGAATTGCTGCTAGCCTGTTTTATGGGTTAGGAGCGGCCCTTGCATCATTAGGCGAGTTCCTTTATGGTCTGTTCCATGACTCTATAGAGAGTATGAAGAGCTACTTTACAGAGTACGCAAAGCAGGCTGGTGGAGACTGGGGGGCAGGTATCCTTAATGGTATCATAGATGCAGTTAAGGACATAGGGAATTGGATCAAAGAACATGTATTCCAGCCGTTCCTAAATGGCTTTAAAGATGCATTTGGTATACATAGCCAGTCAACTGTTATGGCAGAAATGGGCGGATATCTGATTGAAGGATTGAAAAAGGGTATCACAGATATGCTTCCCAGCTTGAATGAGGTCATAGAAAGCCTCAAACAGGCAGTAAACGGCCTCATAACATTTATCAATGGAACATTCTCCGGAGATTGGGGAAAAGCCTGGGAAGGTATTAAGGATATCTTTAAAGGTGTTTTCAATGGCATTGTATCCATTGCAGAGAATGCAGTGAATTATATTGTCAGAGCATTGAATAGGGTCAGTTTTGATGTGCCTGACTGGATCCCGGAGATTGGTGGAAAGACTTTTGGGTTCCAGCTTCAGGAAGTCAGACTTCCCCGCCTTGCTTCTGGTACAGTGGTTCCGCCTCGTGCTGGTGAATTTGCTGCAATCTTGGGAGATAACAAGAAAGAAACAGAGGTTGTCTCTCCGCTGTCAACCATGAAACAGGCACTAAAAGAGGCACTTCAGGAAGCTGGTGGCCTGGGTGGTGGTGATATAGTAGGATACATTTATCTGGACGGCAAAGAAATGGGTGCATCTACGGTTAAATTCGTCCGTCAGGAAAAGAAAAGAACGGGAAAGAATCCTGTACTGGTTTAGGAGGTGTAAGGTATGCAGGCAGATTATAAAGGCTATTTGGTAATGTTTGGAAATACACAGCTTCCAAACAGCTTTCTTACCCGGTACAGGTCAACACCGGACCAGCGAATAGAGAAAAAGGCCTGGAGAGATAATAATGAGTCCTTGCAGAGGGTGACCTCTCCTAATTTCAAAACGACTCTCAATCTGGAATTGAGACCATTATCCCAGAGAGAAAAGGATTTGTTTAATTCCATTAAGTCCAATGGTCTGCAGGATGCTACCCAAAAGAAGTACAGAGTGACCTACTGGAATTTAGATACATGTGTATATGGCACCGGTTCTTTTTATATCCCAGATACAGAGTTTGCTATTGACCACATAGCAGACAATGACATCGGTGAAATGTACTATGAGAAAGTAACCATTGAAATGATCCAGTATTAAGGAGCGGAGCAGATGATAGAGATCGATCAGGTTTATAAAGACCTGTTTAACGAATATGGTGGAAAAAGTCTTAAGCTGACTTTTTTTAAAGAAGAATATCATGCTCTATACCCGTCTGAAACACTATATCCTTCAGAGGATTTATATCCTTCTGAAATGTCTGCGGACGCTGTGGATTTTTCCATAGAAGATGATCAGATAGTAACAGATTCCCTTGCCATTACAGAAAGCCTGTGTTCAGACGAAGATCTAAGCTTTGGATCGTGTGAGGCATCCCAGTTTGAAATCACAGTAACGGGACTGACCCAGAGTATTTCAGGCCGCGAATTTATGGCTACAGAGTCATTTGGTGGCTATAACATGATCCTGGGCTTGTTTAAAGTAGAGTCTACACCCAAGCAGGAAGACAAGAATACCAGAAAGATAATAGCCTATGATAGGATGCAGCGTTTTGATGTAGATGTGTCCGGTTGGTATAATGCATTGAGTTTTCCAATGACATTAAAAGCATTTCGTAAATCACTCTGTTCATTTGTAGGTGTGCGGGAAGAAAATGCAGTTCTTGTTAATGATGAAATGCAGGTAGAAAAGACCATAAATCCTACAGCTTTGAAAGGGCGGGAAGTACTGCAGCAGATCTGCCAGATCAATGGAGTATTTGGAAACATCAATAAGAACGGGGAACTGCGGTATATCGCACTTCCGGAAAAAGAGGATATATCCGCGCGGATTACAATCTATCAGAATGCCGAGAGTGAAGAGTACACAGTTCCAGATATAGATACCGTACAGATCCGTCAGGAAGAAGGGGACATAGGCGGAACCAGCACAGGAGACGGTCAAAATGTTTATATCATTGAAGGAAACATGCTGGTATATGGCAAGACCACATCAGAGATGATAGGAATTGCCAATAACATTAAAAACGTCGTAAACGGTCTGGAATACCAGCCCGCAACCATATCTACAAACGGTTCCCCGTGGATTGAAATAGGGGATAGGATCAGTCTGGAGACTACAGACGGGATAGTTAATACCCTTGTGATGAAAAGAACCTTTACGGGCATTCAGGGAGCTATGGACAGCTATGAAAGCACTGGAAGTCAGGAATTATCAAGACCTTTTAGCATTGAAAGTGAATTGATACAGATAAAAGGCTTATCTGCTATCCTTAAGCGATCTGTAGAAGAAATATCAAATGAACTTACCAATCTGGAAGAGGGAACTAATTCCAAGTTTACCCAGATGGCTAATCAGATTTCCCTGGAAGTTACGAGAGCTACCGGTCAGGAAGCAGAACTGAGATCAGCGATTAACGTAGTCAGTGATAAGATTGAACTGAAAGTTAGCCAGGGAGACGTATCAAATCAGCTTTCGGTGGAAACCGGTGGGATCAGCATAAAAGGGAATCGTTTTAGCTGGAGTTCTACATATTCCTCTATGACGGCAGATGGTAAACTGACAGCAAGCAGCGGATCATTTACAGGTGATGTGGTGGCGAACAGTTTTAAAACCAATGATGGAAGTATTATATTGGCAAATGGAAAACTGAAGATTACCGGTGCAGAAATTGATGGAACTGCAAATACAAGTTCCATCGGTGCGAGTACGATTTACACAAACCATCTGGAAGTTGGAGGTAATGCGGTATTTAATTCAGGAGCGGATTTTTCAGGAGCGATTAACTGCCAAAATATCGATGCTAATCGAATAAGCTGTGTAAGCGTTTATTCATCAATGGCTGGGGAAACCTGGTCAGACATAAGATTAAAACATGACATCAGAGATGTTCATGAAAAGCTTGCTGTAGAAGTGATAAAAGGGCTGCGGCCGGTAGCCTATGCACTGAATGTAAACGATGCGGAAAGCCTGGGATTTATTGCACAGGAAGTAAAAAAAATGTGTGCAGATCTGGGCACGGAAATGCCATTGTATACTAAAAATGGTAAATATTATTCCATCCCGTACATAAATTACATCCCGGTGATAGTAAAGGCATTGCAATTTATCCTGCGGAGAGTGGAGGTTGATCATGGCTAAGGTAGAGTACAAAAAAGAGGATATCCAGCTTTTAACAGCACTACTTAATATGGTGGCTGTAAAAGGATTTGACAATATAAAGTTTATGGCACAGGCTGCGGCTATCCTTGACAGTGGAATCGTTAAAGAAATCCCGGAAAAACCACAGCAGTCCGGAAAGGAAGCAAAGAATGAAGCTGAGTGAGCTGTTTTATAGCATTATAGGCTGGGTGAACTACCCGGACACATCCACACCAGTTGGCAAGACAAATCTGCGCCATATGGATAATGGTATCCTGCAATGTGCGCAATATATCCTTGGCCTATCCCAGGACAAACTGGAAGCATCGGATGCGGCCAAATTTATAACTGGATGGGAAGTTGACACATCCACTTGGATTGTAACTGTAACACATAAGGATGGCACTGTAGAAACGGTAGATTTTCCTATTGAGATGATGCCAACGAAGCTTGATCTGGACGAAGACGGTAATCTCGTACTGGTCCAGCAGGACGGAACCATAAAGAAGATCAGCTTCCAGCGTTTTGTTTATAACGTTTCCAGTACAGCGACTATTGCAATGAACCTGGATGGAACGACTATATCTGCAAATGTGGTAGACGGGTCAATAACAGCAGATAAGCTAGAGCCTACATTGCAGAAGACTTTACGGCAGTATATGCTTGATGCTCAGACAGCAGCGCAAGAGGCAGAGGCATATAATAAATCATCTATAAGCTATGCTGTGGGTGGTACTGGTTCCAGAACAGGGGAAGATACTGATAACAGCAAATATTATAGCGAAAAGGCGAAAGAAGAAGCTGAAAAGGCTGGGACATATGCAAATCTGATCTTACCGGAGTTTTATCTGGATGCATCAACAGGGCATTTGATGTGCAAACAAGGAAAAACAGTAACAGTTAAAGTTGAAAATAACCATGTATTAGTGGAGGTGGCATAGTGGCAAGCACAACAGATCTTGGTAAGTGGATGCTTACCAATGGTGGAGAATACAATCCGGAAACAGCATATGAACAACTTACAATGGTAATGTATGAAAACAGTACGTATATTACCTTGAAGACTGTACAAGGCATCACACCTACAGATGATCACATTAATTATCAGCTGATGGCTAAAGGCTTTAACCCTACAGCCCTGGAATCAGTGCAGGCAGAGGATACCAGCGGAGTGCTGGGAGAAGTGGGCGGTACAGTTTCTGCACAGGATTTGATAAACTGGGTAGTAGATCAGGCTGCTACTAAGTTGCTTAAGATCAGCGATCTGGTAAGCGTACAGACCAATGATGCGACTAAAGGTGTTTCTGCGGCACTGGCCTATGCTATGGGGCAGAAACTTGATCAGCTAAATAGTAATTTAGAATGGAAATATGTTGCAGATGTTATTGGGTCATCTACTATAAATATACCATCTGATGCTTGCGAAATATTTGTTACAGTTACAAAATCGTCCGTTATTAATACTGGTGATACTACATTATCGTTATTAGTTCCTGTTTACATACTAGGTGACGTATATCAGGATTTTCTGAATGGTGGATATGGGGCAAATGATCAACAAACTTATCTTGCTTTTTTTAGAATTAATAAATACAATGCCTATTTGTATTCCCTCAAAATTTCAGGACACGACTATACTGCCACATCGCAATTAAAAATGTGGTATAGGTAATTATTACCGAAAATGATCATTTACATGTATACTTCTAAAAAAACAGATGCATGATTTTAATTGGATAACTTCTTCCAGTCGATATAATAACTACCATTCCTTTGAGACCATGTGCGCACATACACAGATCCATCTGTATGAGTAAATAGGGCATATCCATAATTAGATGCCGAAAAGACAATCAACATTCCCCATCTGGTGGGGGTGTATGCTTCATTTCCACCGTCAATTTGGTAAATACCACTTGCTAATGTTTTTACATCTTTATTTGGATTTTCGCCTCTATAATAAAAGTTTAAATTACTATTTAGTTGAGTAATAGAAACAGAAAAATCGCATATATTAAGTAAAAAAAACAAAAGAAAAAGAAAGGAAAAAAGAATGAACGAAAAAATCAAGTTAAAAAATGAAAAAGAATTTGATTTAGTAGTAAACGGGCTTGATGCGTTTAGCGACAGCCTTAAGTTGACATTTTTGTCGGATGACAACCTTGAAGATCTGATCACTATTTTCTCCAACGCTTCCAACACGGATCAGATAAAAATCATCAATGGCACTGGGGAGACATTAGCCGTGTATGATGGTTATACTGCTTTGGGAAATCCCAAGAGTGTAGATGACAATGCACAGGTGCAACCCGCAACTTATAATGATGATGGCAGCGTAAAAGCTGAAGCTGTAATGGGCAGGGCTGTAACACTGATTCTGTCCCAACCAGGAGTGACAGAACAGGTTAAACACAATAGAGCTGACATAGACTTTTTGGCTGTAATGACAGGAACCGATTTATAAGGAGGAGCGCATATGTTAAGTGTAAAGAATCTGGCTGAAAAATACTATCCAAAATATTGGGACAAAGATAGACTTAGAACTTTGGTACAGGCTGGAAAACTGACAGAAGAAGAGTATCAGGAGTTGACCGGAGAAAAATACTAAGTTTCACCGGTGCAAAAGAAAGGCGAAATTATGAGAGATATTACTTTATGCCATCCACGTTTACAGAAGCTGGCAACAGAATTGATTTCCAAGTGTGCCGCCAAAGGCTTGCAGATCAAAATCGGGGAAACTCTCAGGACAAAAGCAGAGCAAGATGATTTATATGCTCAGGGGCGTACAAAACCGGGAAATATCGTGACCAATGCCCCAGGCAGCAGTTACAGCAGTTATCACCAGTGGGGTACAGCCTTCGACATTTATCGTGCAGATGGCCGCGGCGCCTATTATGATTCAGATGGATTTTTTAGCAAGGTTGGCGTGATCGGCACATCCATCGGCTTGGAATGGGGTGGAAACTGGAAGAGTATTGTAGATAAACCACATTTTCAACTTCCAGACTGGGGAAGTGGTACCAGTGGGATTAAAAAGCTTTATAAAACTCCGGAAGAGTTTATGAAAACCTGGTCAGCCGTGGAAAATCCGAAGATCATAGAAGGCTGGCAGCAGGAAAATGGCGGCTGGCGCTTCTATTTAAAAGACGGATCTGGGAAGTATGTTTCCAATGACTGGTACAAAGACGGAAATCTATGGTACTGGTTTGACGGTGCTGGAATGATGGTTCATGACGTCTGGTATCAATACAAAGGGTCTTGGTACTATCTCGGCTCCGACGGTGCCATGCTAAAGGGCTTACAGACAATCAATGGCAAGTGGTACTACCTGAATCAGGACGGTCGCATGGCAACTGAACCAGTAGTACTTACTCCTGATCAGGACGGGGTCCTTCATTATCCAGGCATTGCCAAATAGCACTCATTTTCTGTACTTTCTGGGGTGGTAGAAACAATAAAAGAAATTTTGCTGAACCGGTTGGAAGCTTGGTGTAAGAAAAATGAGAGTATTTTGGAAATACAGGTCAATGACTGGGCTATGGCAGAAATGATAAAAGAGAAGCCTTTACTGATTCCGGTACTTGCTATTTGAATGTTGCTTATAATTAATGAAAGTTTCCATTGCAGTAGTCGTGTTGCATTTCGTGTTGCATAGAAAGCAAAAATACATTATTTGTGATATATTTATAGAGCAAGTGATAAATATTTATAACTCACAAACCCGCATAAATGCTAGATTTCAGTGTTTTCGCGGGTTTGTGAGTTTTTACTTTAACGGGTTCGATTCCCGTTGTCTGCTCTTGAAAAATGGCTTATTTAAGCCATTTTTTATTGCGCGTGTTGCATTTCGTGTTGCATAGCTTCTAAAATGGCTTTTTTCCATCCCTCTGGATCTTCTTTTTTCAGCCGGTTCACAACTTCTTTTATGGATTCTTTTTCGCTTTTTTCGGTTCCCACGATGCTCTCAAAGTAGCTGTCAATTT